AAGTTTAGCTAATTGACTCCCCCTTCCAAGATCACCTATTGTTTTTGAGCTTGGCATTGAACCCATTACGTCGGAAACAATTCCCGATTTGGTTTCACTAAGTGTCGGAGCCTCCGTAGTCATTGATGGACCTGTAGGCATTGCAGCAAACCTATTAGTTGTCTGTGCTTGTGGTGTTACAGCAGTAGCAGCAGTTGGCGCAGCAGCAGCCGCAGCAATTGCGCCTTCGCGTTTACCAACAGCCTGAAGATTTTTAAAAGCGTTCTGCACAGCTTGATCGGCATCAGCAAAGGATAGACCGGACTGGACTCCCGCTGCCGTAGCACGCTGACGGCCTTCAGGCGTATTGAGTGCGCTCGTGCTGCCAATAGCCGTCGATTTATTAACGTCGCTGAAGAACTGATCAGGACTCGCATAGAGTTCCTTCTCGCCTCTTAACTTACGCAAAGCATTCTGCGTCTCAAAGTCACTCTTGTCACCGAAGCTTTTGAACTTCCCTAACTGTGCTCGATCAACGGCGCGACCTTCTGAAAAGAACGCATCCGTATCGGACATCCCCATTGTGCTTTCAGGCTGTCCAGTAAGGCTCATGCCCGTCTTCTCAATACCAGCACCACCTTTACTAAGCTTCTCCTGAATAACGGCATCCTCTTCTAGCTTTTTCCTAGTTGCAATATCTTTAACATTAGGGTTATTAGTACCATATGTTGCCATATTGTTTGCTCTAAGAACTTCGGCTTTAGTTGGTGTGTCTTGTGGTTTAGCCATAATAGAATATCAGTGTTACCAGTTGTAGTTACAAGCCCACCACTTGGGGGTTGTCTTGTCTTTCTCGGATGAGCAGTTCATGCGAGACTTGAAATTAGCGCGACGTTTCTCGTCACCGTGTTGCAAGTAGTCCTTGTAGCCCCTTTGCCCAAACTTAACTTTGGCGACCTTAGAGCCGTCCTTAGCGAGCACCACGTACTTCTTAGGGTCTCCAGCAGGTGCCTTCTTCGGTTTATTGAAACCAGAAAAAAGTTCTCCGTGGTATTTGATCTTACCATCTGGGGTTCTTTTGAATTGAGTAGGCACTCACGGAATCATGCACCAGTCAAATCAAAATAGCAAGTATTTATTTTAATCTGGACCCTGTACCCTGAATCCTGTACGCTTCATCAGTGGTTCCGAAGAGCGTTCAAATTGCAGGATACAGGATTCCGATTCGGATAAAGGATTTGGGTGGCGATCCGTACGGGCACTACTTGCCTGATAAGAAAGTCATCGAACTGGATAAGGATACGGTTAAAGACAAAAAACTCTTACGCGAAACCCTCCGACACGAAATGGTTGAGGCGGCACTTTTTATTTCGGGCGTAAGCTGGAGCGAGGTTTACTGTCAGGAACCAATCGTCCGCGCCCTCGACGAAATCTTTTGGCCTGCTTGGGATAGGGTCTCAGGTAAGCTCTGAAAATTTCCGCTACAGGATACCCTATAAGTATTCTCTCCTTTAGGTAATTCATATTATCTCAGTAATTCACTTCTTTTAATCTCTTATGAATTATTGAATTATTATGAATTACACTACTTTGAAAAACTCTTCAGATTTTCCTGCCGTGTAGTAAAGTCCATTCTGGACGGTTTAATCGTATATCATTTGTGAGTGTTTCGACCTACTCACGATGTCGAGATCGCGCATCGAACGCGGCTGGCGACTGCCAAATACCGTGTGGTCATTCTTCTTCGGCGGGTCCACCGCAACCAGTCCGTGTCTCTGTCTTGCCAGATCGAGTGCAATGAACGCCGCATCCGCAATGTCGGGCGACTGGCCTGAACGCTGCTTGAGTTCCGCTTTGGTCTCGACCCTCACCTTTAGCGTGCCGGACTTGATCATATCGTAGCGTCTCGTGCACATCTCCTTTGCCAGATCCGCGTTGATCCCACAGATCTGTTGGGTCCGCATGAACTCCTTGCCTACGAACCAAAGCTCCGAGACCCTATTGGTGTATAGCTCTTCTCCAACCAGTTGGCTATTCATGCTAACCCGCCTATCCGAAGCCTTGCCGCCGAACTGCACGCGCAAGAACTGATCTGACCACTCCCCTGCCAGCACGTCACAGAACGGGGAGCCTGCTCCTGTAGAGTCAATCGCTACGTTTTCAGGCTTGATGCCCAACTTCAAGCATTGATCACGAATCTGATGTACGATTTGGTACGTCCTCGGCACAGCCTTATTAGTCGTGTCGTCGTTTAGTGTGATGTAGTTCTCAAAGCGCAAGCCGTATTGTCCATTAGCGAATGATCCAACCCTTGCGGTGTACATCACTGTCCTGTCCCCCCCATTCGTAAAGGCTGGATCGACTCCTGCAATTAGCGTCGTAGGCCCACTGAACTCCCACGCTTTAATCGCGCCAGATTTAATCATCTCCGCTTCGCCGTAGATCCCCTCGTTCTCGTCTGAGTCGAAGAAGACGGCACGAACCATTCGATAGTATGCCCTACTGGTCTCACCTAAGAGTGCTTTGTCCTCCTCGATCTTTTCGATTGTAGGTAAGAACGGGTAAAGAGTCTGTCCCGCAAGCACGTTGGGGCTGCGCTCGCCGTCGAGACGGATGTACTTGCCACCCCACTTCGTTACCCATTCGTCGTCTACCTCAGGCGTAATAGAGTCCCATCCGTCTTTTGGCGTACTCCAATCGCCGAATGCATCGAAGCGACTGGACGGGTTACTCGCACCCTTAAATTCAAAACGCGGATTCTTACTCAAGTTGGCGAGTGCCGCTTGCTTAATGGCTGGCGAGAGTTCGCCTAACTCGTCACCAATTAGGATAACGTGTTTCTGTTTAAGACCGATGAACTTGCCAATAGCCTCACGAGTCCTACTCTTTTCGGCGGCGATCAGCGACAAGCCAGCCCTATCAAAGGTCTGCCCGTTCTCGTCAACGTAGTTTGCAGAACCAATTGAGTCACGAATGTTGATCGGTGCTCCGTCAATGACGGATAGCAAAGAGATCACGGAACCCCACACCCGCTTACGTGCCTCACGCAGAGTGGTTGATGTCATCAAGACGAGCGTGTCCCTCGGCGCGGCAAGCCAACTGATGATGCCATAACCTGCAAGCGTGTGCGATTTGCCCGACGATGCAGCCCCACCGATTGCAAGATACTTGTTGTTGATGCACTCGTGTACGATCTTGTCTGCCCACGGATGGCGGACGAACATATGTTCAGGCAGGTCGTCCTTGTTCCACAGTAGGTCCGCAACGCGCCAGAAGTAGAACTCACGAGCCTTCGGTGACGGGTGGTTTGCAAAGCCCCACAGAAGGGCTGTGAGCGTACTGGTGATGGGGATCAGATACCCACCGACATCCATCTTCTTGCTTGCGGAATCAATCCTCGGTTCCAGTACTGAATTAGTGATCTTATCTGGATTCTGTTTCTTGGGCCTGCCCATACGATTGACACTACCAAATTAAAAAAGGTTTGACAAGTAATTGTTTTTGCGTTTATCTCTCTTTCGTTGTGCGTAAAGTCATTAGCAAAAAGCCAAAACAAACTAAAGCCCAAGTTGAAGCTGAGAAGCGTCAAGCAAAAGCAGATAAGGTAGTTCGTGCCAAACAACTATTTGCCGAAGGCTGGAAGAAGGTACGCATCGCCGAAGAGTTGGGGATTAGCTTTGACACCGTATGTCGTTGGCTCGCTAACGTCGCAGCACCTACCGACGAACCGGAAAGGGAACCCTTTGAGAAGAATCTGGAAGACGTTACCTCTAGCGTCGTAACCGATTCAAGACTCAACGCACGCGACGAAGAACAGCAAACGCTATTGGAAGTCGCTGAGAATCAATCAAGCCCTTCCGACAAGTATCAAGCCTACGTCGCTGCGTCGGCAATCAAGATGCTACGCGACAACCTGATGAACGTCAGAGGTCCGAGGACCGTGCGTGAGTTGTCGGAGTTAGACCAGCTTATCCGCCGCAACTTAGGCTTGAACCCTAAAGGCGGTAGCGGTAGCGGCGGCGGTCTCTCCATTGATATTTCAATACTCAACAATGCCAAAGCCGCAAACGGCGGGTCGAGCGTAGTTGTCGAAGCGGAAGAGATCGAATGAGCGACGTACAGGTCATCGTGGGTATTGACAACGGCGTGAGCGGAGGCTTGTGCGCCATCAGTAGCTTCGACGGATCTGTCATCGACTTCATTGCAATGCCAACTGAGAAGGTAGGCGACAAGCCTGAAGTGAGCATCAAGGGCGTTCTGTACTGGCTGGATCAGTTCTCGCCGTTGAGTACGGCTATCGCCATTGAAGAACCACTGAGGCACGCGAAGTCCTCACAAGCCATGAGATCCATGAGCATCTCATTTGGCAAGATCATCGGTATCTGCGAGACGGTCCTGTATCCAACATACAGGATACAGGTTAAGGAATGGCAGGATGTCGAGTTGGGCAAGCGTCTTGCAAAGGGGCAGACTAAAGTCGTTGCGTTGGCTAAGGCGCAGCAGTACTGGCCCGACGAGAACTGGCTCGCTACAAGTAGGAGTAAAGTACCCCATGATGGAATAGTTGACTCTGCGTTAATAGCACGATACTATCTACGCCACCGACAATGAACCGACTCTACGTCATTGAAGCCCTGTCCGCTATGCTTGAGGACATCTTCCGCCATCCGATCACATTCCCGTATCGTGAAGAGCTTGACGCATTTTTTGAGCCTGATGAGTTCCAAGTATTCCGTAAAATGATCCAGCAAGAGTTCGACCTTGAGAACGACACCATCGTCGAAACCGCTGAGACATTCAACGAATTGATCGCTCTTTTAGAGGACGAATTGTTTTTCTGAAAAAAAAGTATTGACGGTCTGAGACTTATCTGGTAGTTGGTGGTGCGAAACAAAACACAACACCCACACAATGTCATTTGGAACTGGAGCAGGAAAAGGGGATTTGCCGCGAGCCGTAAAGGGCAAGGCATTCCGTGCCGCATACGACTCAATCAAGAAACCTGAATCATTGGACTTGCTTCTGGCACAGTTTGACGAAGCGGTGAACAACAGAGACACTGCGCTTGTTGAAGAACTGCACGAACAGATTAAGGCTCATCCGTATTACAGAGGCAAACCGTAACCATCCTTATGAAAGAAGTACTAACCTTTGCCTTAGTCTGGATCTTCGCTGCTCTAGTAACTGCCGCCCTATGGCACGCGCTCGTTGGCGGAGACGATAACAACTACCCACCAAAAATATAACTCCTATGGAAAAGAAAACCAAATCAACAGTAAACGCAGCAGGCAATTACACTAAGCCCACTATGCGTAAAGCCCTCTTTGAGAAGATCAAAGCAGGAACAAAAGGCGGCGACCCTAACGAATGGTCAGCCCGCAAGGCACAGCTACTCGCAACAGAGTACAAGAAAAAGGGTGGAGGTTACAAGTGAAAGCCCCACAGAAGTCACTAAAGGATTGGGGCGACCAGAAATGGCGCACCTCTGACGGCAAGCCGAGCGAAGGCAAAAAGCGATACTTACCTGACAAAGCATGGGATAGCCTAAGCGCGTCAGAGAAGGCGGCTACCAACAAAGCAAAGGCTGAAGGTAACGCCAAAGGCAAGCAGTTCGTAGCGCAGCCTAAAAGCATCGCTGAGAAGACTGCTAGACTACTAAGGAAAACAAAGAAGCAATGAGAAACGTAAACCTCCCGAAAGCAAGAGTTTACATTCGCTGCGATGCGTTCGGTGGATCGCCCAACGAGTTTGAACCCGCATGGCTCGTCTCAGTGCGGGCTATGCGAAACCGTCCGCTTTGCTTTCAAGTGTGGGTAGATAAATACGCCGCTTGCTACGACAAGATCCCGCCGCAGTGCGTGTACCACTACGAGCCTGATGGCGACCAGATAGACCTGCCTTTGCACAAAGTCCAGATGTGGGAGTGCCTTAGCGGGTCAGTTGAGTTGTGGCAGAAGTCTCAACTTACGGACGTGCCAATGCTTGTAAACTTAGGCGAAGGCAAATCCATTACAGGCCACTATTGGTTCACGCTGGACTTCTTGCCCGAAGGCAACGCTTTAGGCTTTCTGGATGTGGGCGATTCGGAACTTCTTGAGGAACATAAAGAAGGAAACGTAATTAAACTTGCCAACGGACAAATTGCAATCTACCCCAACAACCGCCTGAAGTGGATGCCGATTAGCCTAACGCCTAAAGAGGCAGGCACGCGCATTCCGAACTGGAGCGTTGCCACTAACGAACAGTGGGACGAGTGGTGGCAGGACTCGACTGAATTCTTAGGCGATGCAAAATGGGCTTACTAATATGAACGCACTACTAAAAGTAATTAACGACAGTAATTAACGACAGTAATTAACGACAGTAATTAACAAGCAAAATGAACACACAATACAATGACCCCAAAGGCGCAGCAGGCGCACTGAAAACACCGTTAGGCTTAATTCCCTCCTACGCAATGGAACAAACCGCGTGGGTACACAAGTTAGGCGCAGACAAGTACGGGCCGTACAACTGGCGTGACACGGGCGTTTGTGCCAGCACCTACGTCAACGCCATCCTACGACACCTTAACGCATGGCGTGACGGTGAAACAGTCGATCCTGAATCCGGTATCAGTCATCTGGCACACGTTGCCTGTAGCTGTAACATCTTACTTGATGCAGGATTCTGTGGCACGTTACAGGATGACCGTAACATTACGCCGCCTAATACGGCTGTAAGTAAAATGGATAAGCCTATGCCGATCCAATATACACGAATCGAAACAGAGTACAGGCTTCTTGAAGTGGGAGAACTAATTAAGGAAGGTGATGAACACTGCGATAAAGTGCATCTAAAGTGGCATCCTGTACGTAATGGTGTAGGCAAAAAAGTAAGAGCGCATTTCAACGATCACCGCCGCAAAGTGGAAGCAAGTAACGAGCCTGAACTCTGCACGTGTGGCAGGATCAAGATCAACCACTTTATGTTGGGCCTAATATGCGAAGACTGCGAAATCCAATGGCAAGACCCTTATTGATTTTGCTACACACTAAAACCACTAATTTTGCTGACCAATGAAAATACCCGATCCCATTAAGATTAAAGGCCATTACGGCTCACACACTTGTACAGCGATCCCGCTTTCGGATTCACTGTACCAGATTAAGTTTGAGGGCAACAGTCCTTTCCGCTGCGGCGGGTTTGCGGATGACCCCACAGGCAAAGAGGGCTTGAGCTTCATCGATCCCGCAGGAGGACCGTTTATCGGAGTAGGCTCTATTGCACAGCAGTACCATAAGGACTTGCCGAACCGCCGCATTAAGCGGATTGTAAGCAACGAAGGCGCAACGCTTATTCATATTGAGTCCATCGACGACGATCTGGACGAGCCGTTGGGCGAAGCGTGTAACTTAAATGATCCCGACTGCGAAAGCTGCCAATGAACATCACACACACACCAGAAACAGACGCTTGCATAAAAGAATATAAGCATATCAAATTTTTAGAAGAAGATCATTGGTCTACAAATGGGAAGGTCACATACACGCATCCAATCGTTGCTTTGTGCAGAAAGCTAGAACGCGAGCGCGATATGTACGAAGAACAAGCAGATTATTTATTCGAGCGATTAAAAGAAGCACAGCAACGAGTGTTTGACGCAGAACGGATCTGTAACGAAATATACGTAGCGAGAAACATCTCACTTTCAGAGGAATGCGTACTTTCAGCACTTGCTGAAATCGATAAACGATATCGAACACAAAACGATGGAAACTAAATGAGAACCATAAAAGAGAACAGTTACAAAAAGAACTCGATGCTACCATTGCAGAACGTGACTTATGGAAACTTGAAGCGACTCGTTGGCGCGATATGTATCTTGAATATGATGAAATGCTGGAAGGACAAGTTCAAGAAGCTGTGGACAGACTTAACAAAGTTTGGGAAGATCTTGATAGGCTCAAGAAGAAAGTACAGGATGACCTACGCGAAGACTAAGTTGCAGTGGTGCAGACGCTGCCAGCAGGACAAACCAGTACGAGAATTCTACGAAAGCCACCGCACGCGCTGTATGCGCTGTATGTCAGAGTGCGCCAAAGAACGCCTATCCGATCCTGTAAAACGGCAGCAGCAACGTGATCGTTGCAAGAAGAACTACTACGAAAAGAAAAATGAAAATACTATTCCCGAAACAAAGAGAATCCGTTGACTACCTAAAAGAAGCCTTACGCGTGTACAATGGCGCACTTGACTCAAGTCATACTGGCGTTGGTAAGACCGTTATTGCTAGCCATGTAGCATTAGAGTTCGGCAGGCCAGTAGCCGTAGTATGCCCAAAGATTGTCATCCCACATTGGGAGCGTGAACTCGCAGAGGTTGGGGTCACACCAATCTTTATTTCAAACTACGAGAAACTAAAGAGGGGCAACAGTCACATTACCAAAGTTGCCAAGAAAGTGTTCCGTTGGTCACTGCCGGAAGGGACGCTAATTATTTGGGACGAGTGCCACAAGTGTAAGTCTCCATTTAGTCAGAACTCACAGATGCTTGTTGCGGCAAGACAAGCTGGATACTGCAACCTGTTGCTGTCCGCCACAGCTTGCCAAGACCCTACGGAGATGCGGTCGTTAGGCTTTGCCTTGGGCCTGCACTCGCTGAATAGACCTGAAGGGCAGAAGAAGAGTTGGTTCTCGTGGATGATGCAGTACGGATGCAAGAGAGATCCGTGGAATAATTGGGTGGCTGGACCTGTACCAAAATTGGTACACCTTAACAAAGAACTATACTCCACGAATTGCGTCAAGCTGACTCCAAAGGATTTGCCCAATGCCTTCACCGACAATCAAGTCATCACAGAACCACTTGCTTTCTCTTCGCTCACGGACATCGCTCGCTTCTACAAACAGCACGGAGTGACTCCTGAGATCGTAGAGCAGTTCCTTGAAGATGGAGGCGCATCTCCGCATATCCTTGTGGAGATCCTACGCGCTAGACAACTTGCCGAAGCGGCCAAAGTGCCAGATATCCTTGACATGATTACGGACGCTTGTGCGGAAGGGTACAGCGTAGCCGTCTTCGTGAACTTCACCGATACCGTCAAAGCCCTCGCTGAAACTCTCACCCATGCGTCTGTTATTGTCGGAGGCCAAAGCTCTACGGTAAGAGAAGATAACGTGCAGAGATTCCAAACAAACCAGACGAACGTGATTATCTGCAATATCGCAGCAGGTGGGGTCGGTGTTTCTCTGCACGATACGGAAGGTGGGCATCCTAGAATGAGTCTAATCTCGCCGACGTTTAACGTGAAGGACTACATCCAGACGTTAGGTCGTGTACATCGTGCAGGCGCAAAAAGCCCTGTAGTTCAGCGAGTTCTGATTGCTTCAAAAACTATTGAAGAAAAAATCGTTGACAAGCTGGAGAAAAAACGATTGGCTATGGACACACTACACAAGAAACCGACACCATGAACATTGAAACCGTAGACCACTCCGAACGAGCACACGCTGAGTTCGGCCCATCAAGCCTCAAGTACTACTCCATCTGTGCAGGATACCACGGCAAGGAAGGAACCAACGCCGCTGCCGAAATGGGCACACGTATCCATGAAGCTCTTGAGGTACGTGATACCTCTGCACTACACAGCGAAGAGGAAGTTCAGATCTATGAGCGTATGCTCGCAGAAGAAATCGAGACCTTC